GACTGTAAATCCTTTCCATCTCACCGGACCTTCAAAACCAAATGGAAGGTAGGCTTCATTAGTTGCCGCATTTTCAACATCGCTATTCATCACCATATAGATGTATTTAGACATATTGGGATAATTTCCGTATTCTCGATATCGTCGGTCAGTATAACTCCAATCAACATACATGTCACCAATTTGTTTAGAGACATAGTTTGGAGAAGCCGGATTTAGATCGCAGTTGGCATATGATTCCACAACCTGCTTGGCATTATCACTATCCGCTGCCATTCTAATTTGAACCGTAAAAGTTCCATAAGGAACCAAGGGGTCTGATGAAGATTTCACATCGGTAATTGAAATCTTAAAGTTCTTTTGTTCCCATTCGCCAGCGTCCAATGTTCTAAATTGAAAAAGGTTTTGAACGTTGAAGCTTCCTGAAAGACCACCGAGGTCTTGTGAGAAAACCCAAGGTGAGTTTGCTTTAGTAGCTTCTCGTCTTTGATCGTTTTGTTGGTTGGTAAAAGAGCCTGAAGTCAAAGGCAACAAAACACCAATTGGATTGGTTCCTATGCTCTCCTCTCTTACAGTTCTCTCGAAAGTCTCTCCAAGCCAGTAAGTCTTGGTGGTTTTGTTTATCGCTGCATTGGTTAGCGTAGGGTTGGTATTGAAAACCTTTCTAATATAATTTTTAGAAGTGGTGGAAAAATTGAAAGATAATGTCTCGCTCACGTCGCCATTGGCAGCGAGCACTTCCATTTGCCATCCAGTGTTTGCGCCTTGAATAAAACCGCAGGTTCCCGAAATCTGGGAAGCAGGGGTTGAAGGGTCAGTCCCTTTGAGTTTCAATGAGCCAGTTTCAGCGTAGAAGATCGCGCCCAATGATCCAGTATCAAGAGAGCCAGTAGCCCCAACCGCATCTGGGTCAGCAACCACAAAAAGCCCCCAAGCACCACCAGTGCGGGCGGGTCCGTCACTAATTTCACCGGCTCTCCAGCCAGCAAATCCGGTCGCTGTTTTATCAGGATGCTCTTTACCTAAAAGGCGAACAAACGTAACAGGAGAACTATTGCGTAAAAATGCTTGAGTCGCGTAAGCTCCATAAGTAGGGGCAAGTCCAGCGCCGCCGTTTCTCCAAACATCAGTGCCATCGCCACCGGGCTTTGGGTTTCCAAAAATTTCTACAAATTCAGAAAATGAATCTACTTGAACCGGACGAAGACCTGGACCTCTTTGTGATCGACCGATGATGACAGGTCCAATTGGTCCGGGTAGTGCAGGAAGTTGCGAATTATCTATTTCCGCCATTTGTACTCCGGGGCTTACAAATTTAAATTTATTTACTGGCATTTAATTTTTTCTCCTTAAGAAAACTCGATCTTATTACAAGTCTCTAATAAATAGTATGCAGGGACACCAAATGCAAAAGGAATTACTATGGACGATATTTTCCTGGTTGTCCTTCTATTGGACGATAGTGAGGTTTATCCCCAAAGATCGTTCTTTCGCGTGGCGTTCGCAACTCAACCGCATTCTGACGAATAACTTTAGAAGGTTGCGGATCATTTTTGCCCTGTCCTATTAGATAACCAAGAGCTTGAATCTGAATGGTGGTGGCAAAGTTGCGACGGTCTTCGCCCATATCACTCACATTATTTTGCTGACCGAAGTCTTGCTGAATAAAACACTCATACCGATGTTCGCCACGATGGGCAAAAAACTGATTCACTCCATAAGTCTTTGTAACAAATGGTTGTACCAATTCATTCATTTGTTGTTGATACTCTGTCTGAATAGTAATGGCATAAGTGATATCTACATACACAGGCATTGGCACCGATATCTGTTCATAAACTATTTTTTTATTTTTATTTTTACTGGGAAAATTTATTTGTCCCCCGGTGGGCTTTACTACGCCACCCACACCATATTGTCGTGCGCTATCGGCGTTAAGAAAATTAGCCGTTTTATTGGGCTGAATGGTGCGAGCGATTGTAATGGAGCCACCCTTATAATCCTTGACTGGTGGTATGTTACCATAATAAGAGCCTTTTTTATTCAAATCTTTATTTACCGCCGTTCGTTCAATCGTAATAACGGGGTAATTAACAATACCAGATCGGGTTCGTATTTGATTGGATCGCTGTCCTGATCGTTCCCCCGCAACCCAGATACACGAAACCTTTTGCCAGCCTTCGTTGGTGGAGCAAAATAGATCCATAGTTTCATTAAGCCAATCATAAAGGGCAAAATCTATAGTTTCAAAAGTTGAAGCCTTGTAGGGCAGCAACGGGTTTAGAGTTTCTATAGTCATTATTCAGTATTAAAAACTCCTGATCGTGCTTGAATACATTTGGCTGCTACTTCCATCTTATATGGTATTTGACCGAAGATGGCTCTTGGTTGTGTTAGGTTAACAATCTCATAAAGAATTTGTCCGTAAAGCACAAAGTCGCCCTCTTGAACATTTACATCTTGATCCTCCGTCAATCTTCGTTTATGGAAATGAATAGTTATACTAGAGGTTCTGTCGATACCATCTTTGAGAGTGGTTGTTTCAGAACCCTCCCAGTCAATCAATGCCATAACTCTAATGGGAGGAAGGAAAGTCTTTTTAATTGCTTCCTCGTATAAGGGGTGAAAGTTTGTATGCTCCATGCTGATCGGATAATAGATTATAGTTTGACCAATGACCCGTTCAATGAGTTCATCGTTGACTTGCTTAACTAAATCTCTTTCAGGTCGTCCAAGAAACAGCGGTGGTGGTGGTGCATCGGGGCGTGACCATTTGTTGTCTTCATCAGCCATTTATCTATCCTGTATAAATCCCCATTGGGACATGGGTCTGTACTGCTTCTGCGTCCGCAGCCATTTCAGCATCGCCTTTGATCAAGGCACCATAAGTCAATTTTTCTAGTTGAGCTTTTAGTTCTTCTTTGAGTGCTTGCTGCTCTTCTTTCGCTTGAGACAAAAGCTCCGAAGCATTTAGAGTTATATCGTTGCCTGGAATTGGGATGGTTGCAAATTTACCTCTTATTTGACCAAGCATTTCTTTTGCTATAGCAAGGGCATATTTTCTAATCCATTGTTTACCTATACTATTGATATTGTTGTAAGGCAAGTTGGCAAACGGAAGTGTGTTCATGTTATTAATGCCGTCCACACCAACTTTGGAGGAAGGGTCTTCCGTCCAAGTATCTTGCGGGATACTAAAGTTAAACCACATTCGTCGCGGATAGCTTACGCAAGGAGGTGGATATATTTTTAAATAATTATCTCGTATTTCATAAGAATAGTGACTTCCGCGTGTATAAAGATTTGTTTCAAATTGTTGTGCTTGTAATTTGTTCTGCCACGCAGGAACGATTTCAAAAGTGGAGTCGTCGGCATACATTCCATAAGAACTTAAATTTCCATAAACTCCACCACCAATATTCATGTATCCAAAGAATCGCCACATCGCAGCGGGTGATTTATAATATACACGCTCAATTCTTACTTTCTTATTTTGAACTAGATCTTCCCATACACTCCCCGACTGTGATGCCGAAACAATTGACTGAAGATTATAATCCTGAACTCCTCCTGTCAGTGCGAAAGACGCAGAATACATGCGAATATTATCACCGAACCCCGCAGATTGAGCCAAACCACTTCCGATACGTTCCGAATAAGCAAAGTCAAATTTAGGAAACTTCAAAGCGACAGACGAGCCACTAAGGCTTGATGAAAGTGAACCCGCCTTCAATTCTCCGTCTTGATCAAAAGTTCCTGTCGTTGCGCCCAAGAAATCAGATAAAACATTTTCAGCTTGATGAGAATTGATTATAGAAGAATATTCTAGAACTCCCAGCTCGTAGGAGGTATAGACATTCCCTTCCATAAGCTCGATATCAAGAACATCTCCCCCCAACATTTTATAAGTAAACGCAACCTGATCTACGGCACCTGATATGAAATCATTATTATCTAAATACACTCCATAAGGTAGGTTTGCGCTTGTCACGTTTGCAGCAGTACCAGTAACCGGCAAGATAACCTTGCTCATTTGACTTTTGGGGGTTAGTATTGGAAGGGCCATAAACTATATATCTCCTGTATCTAAATAGTAATTTGTTAATAGAAAACAAAAAGAAATGCTCCCACCTCTCAAAAAGAAAGGGGGAGCATTTCAAAGTTTAAGATTATCTCCTAACTAATCAAATATTAGCCAAAGAGATTTTCCACGACGACAAGACCATACATATCTGGTCGGACCATAGCCTTTCCGTAACGAGTCATTACGCCCTTTCGTGGCGTAAAGTTCTCTGGATCGAAAATGGTTGGGGTGGTCTGTAGAGGCACATAAGGCGCATATACATATCCACTCTCAAGGAATCCGCTTCCTTTGCGACCAACAAGCAAGAGATTGCGTGGGAAGTATGGGTCAACATACACATCCCACTTCTTGCTAATCGAGCCCGTCTTCACAGCACCAGCAGTTCCGCGATTTTCATCTGCGGTTGTGCTAGCACGGAAACCATTTGTAAACTCCAGAAGGTTCGCAACTTCAGGAGAAGTAACAATAAAGTTAGCTCCACCGCGAAGCGTCTTACGATGAATCTGAGCAGAAACGTCATTGACAGTCTCAAGCAAAGTCTCATACCATTCTGAAACAGTTCCAGTGAAAGTGGGCGGCGTGGCAAGCGCAGCACCAGTTATCCTATCCACAAAAACTCCTGGTCGTCTGGACCAGTGGAAAGTAGAAGCAGTCGCACCTTTGATAAGGTCTTCAAGGATTTCTTGATCAATTTCAAGAGCAATCGCTTCCGACAAAATCGAGGTAAGCTCAACTTCAGCATCCAAATTGTGATAAGCATTGATGTCCTGCTGTAGTTCTGGTGTCCATTTAGCACGAAGCTTTTTGGTCATCGCGGTAATAGAAATACTATCCACCTTGATGTCGATTTCAGCAATCGCAGAACCAGAATTTGCCAGTCCGCAAATATCGCCGCCGCCGTCACCAACGGTGCCAAGAGCTTCCAGATCCCAAATAGGCGCACCAACAATGGCTCCGACTGGGCCAGCGTTAGCGAAATTGTCAGCAATAACAAAACTAGCTGAAATACTTGCATTAAGTGCGTCCGCAGCTTGAGTTATATTCGAACCTGAAACAACTACCAAGAGGTTAACCGGAGCCACGCCTTTTGGATCTGTATAGTCAGGTTGCGTCAAGCGACGGATTTGTAATTCACCTGTTTTATTGATGCCATTGATACGAGCACCAGTTCCGAGGCTTCCGCCCGAACCACTGAGCAAGCAGACTGAAACATCGTCTTGAATATTAAACTGCGTAAGGTCAGCTATGGTAATTTGACCAACTGCCACCGCTGCGCTTCCAGCCTCACCGAGAGCACCAAGATCAGGATCAAACCGAATAAGACGATCTAGTTCAGTCAGTCCGCGACCAGCCGTCCAAACTCCGGTAGTTCCTCCGGTTCTGGTTGCAATCAAAGTCGGAACCTCATCCAAAGCAACTGAGCTAGTCGTTGCAGCATATCCATTGGATAGATTATAAAATCCTTGTTCGTCCGCATTTGTCAAAGGTGGACCTGCTCCAAGAGTTACGCCATGGGTAATACCAGACCCAGTAACACCACCACCATAGATAGAGCTACATGCGTCATCTCCAAGCTTATCATTTCCTGTGGTAAAGTCGAGGAAGAAGATAAGACCACTCGGCAAGCTCATTGGCTGAACCGAGACAAGCTCATTCGCTACCAGTCCGCCGAATACACGACGAACGATTGGAAATGCAACTGCTGCAAATCCTTCAACATCACCACTAGCCATTGTGGAAGCTTCACGAAGAAGTTCCTTGGCTTGATTTTCTAGAAGACATGCCATACTGTTTTTGTTATGTTCGCCTTCAATTCCTTCTAAAAGTCCAGTGTTCTCCCATTTTGACAAGAGAGCATTGGCTTCACGCGAAAGATCACGATTAATGATTCCTTCGGTTAGTTTTTCAATAATACTCATTATTTTTTTCTCCTTAAATAATACCCGCAAGTCGCCTTAGTCTATCGACTTGATTTTGACTAGCGGGGTGTTTTTCTTTATTTGATTTCAATATAAGCGGATTGTTTTTATTCACTGCTTCATTCAATGTCTTCGGAACAGTCTTGCTCTTGGACGAAAGATTTTCATTCAGTGTATCATAAACAATCTTGGCTTCTTCTACTGAACCAACCTTTGAAATTGCTTCGACAAGTTTTTCTTTTTGTCGCTCATTCAAGGAGTCGCTTTTCAGGATGCGATTCGTGTAGATTAGTTTTGCGTTAGAAAAATTAACTTCTTCTAACTTCTTTGTTGCCTTTAGTGCAATACTCTTAAGATTATCAAAATCTTTTTTCTGCTTATTCAAATCAAGCTTCTGAGATTTTACTTGCTCTTGCAACTTCTTTAATGCTTGGCGCAATTGTTCTTGCTCCTCTGCAAATTCTGTGTCTTGTTCTTGCGCTAACGCAACATCAAGACCTCGTTCGTTTTGTCCCATAGTTGGGTGTGTGTGAAACATATCCCCGGAAGGAACATTTTTCATATCGACTACTAATGCCTCAACGATTTCATCAATTAGTTTTTCGTCAAGATCTAGATCTTCGTCACGACGTTCTTCTTTGCTGTCATCAAACTTCTCGTCGTCTTCTAGGTCTTCGATTTCTTTTTTATCAGCATCTTTGTTAGTGATGTAATGTGCTGTTTCTTTATCCCGCGAATCTTCAAAAATTTCAGGGGCGATTTTTTCAGCTCCCTCGCTTTTTTGCTTGGCTTCCTTTTCTTTCTTTTCTTTCTTTTTCAAAAAATCTGTTTCTCTTGTTTTAGCATCGTCATCTAAATCAGCCATTGTCCTTCCGCCACGCATACTATGTGGCCGACCTGCTTCTTCAACCTTCTTTTCTTTTTCTTTAGATTTTCTTAAAGCAGCAAGATCTTTTTCATCAATGTCTCCATCATCATCGGCATCCATTTCAGATTTTTGTTTGTCCGATAATTCTTCTTCCTCGTTCAGTGCTTCAGCAATAGCCTCAAGAAGATTGTCCTCGCTCACTTCAAAGAGTTCTTCTTCGTCGTCTGCTACTTCACCACCAAGGTCCATTTCTTCTTCGCTCTCTTCTGCTTGTGCCGCGGCCACAATTTGATCTAGGTCGAGGACTATGGGCTCTTCTTCTTCGGGACATGGACACATGTTCTCACCATCAGTGGCAGCAATTGGCATTTGATCGGCAATACCGGGTTCAGCATCAAGGCCTTCCTCGTCTTCCATGCCAAACATATCTTCTTCTTGTTCCAAAAGGGATGTGACAGCTTCTTTGATTTCGCCGGAATACTTTTCGAGAACTTCTTGTTCTGCGTTTTTCATCGCTGCTTCTCGAAGTGCTTCGGCGTCAATGACGGCTTGGTCTAACATAGTTGATGACATTTATTTCTCCTAAAAAATTACAGTGGTCTTCAATAAATAGTAAGTAAGTTTAGTAAAATACTATAATTTATCAACCTGTCGGACCGGGTGGCATCCATGCCGCTGTTTTACACAAGGCTCGAATTTCTGTTTGTGTATAAGTCGAAAGTCCAAGCGTTGTTACCCAAGCTGGTTGATCACCTTTCCACTTTAAAATTGCTTGAGATCCATCCACTGATGTAGCTAATGTATTCATGCTGGTTTCTAAACAATCATTAAGAATAGATGGCGTAATGTCAGAAACATTTATAGCTGTGTATGTTAAATTATTATTGCTCATTTTATCCTTATCCACAAGATCCTGAGTCTGGGTTAGTTAAAGTTCCTGATAAGCTGTTTCCAGACAGATCTAATACGTTAGTAGAGCCTGGTCCATCGCATTCCATATCTAAATAAGCAGAAAGGGTTGCTGCGGCTGGGGCGGCGGCACCGGCGTTCATATTTGTTAATGTGCCGTCAAATCCATTAGCAGATGAATCGACAAGATTTGTGCTTCCAGGTCCATCAGCATCCATACTCCAATAAGAAATAAGATTTGAGGAGCTTACAGCATTTGGAGCAAGTGTTCCAGAAAATAAATATCGAACATCTGATGCAGATAGCGGGACATTCCATATCGCCATTTGATCAAGTTTTCCATCGAATGTGGGATCAGAATTCTGCCCATACAGGTCTTTCCCAAAACGAACCTGACCACCCACAAACTCCGCCGCAGTTGTGTTTGGAATATCATAAGCTCCCGGTGGTGTTCCCGCGACTTCGCGATAAATACCATTAATATATATTTTACACATCTCTCTTTTCTGGGCAGCGCTTTGATTTGTTCCAGTTGCGCCGCCTGCTGTCGGACCCAAAGTTCCATCATAAACCGCCGCAACATGATTCCATTGTCCCGCTAACCCTGGTTTGGGACTAAGACCTGGTAGATCACCCGCCCAAACGTATCGAGCACCCGCATCATACCCATTCATAACTTGAAATACCATTCCTTTATTATAGTCGGGGTTGCTGTGCCCTCGCAAGTGAAGCGATATAGCAGAAATAGCATTGTAGCCGCCGCCCCCCCCATAAGTGGTGGAATTAACCGCTGAGAACAGACCGGCAGCGTCAGGCGTATCGAAGCTTGCTGGGAATGAATCAGTCCAAAACCAACCAGCAATCGAGAAGCCAGCTAATCCCGCTAGTTCTGTAGAAATTCCTGACAAATCATCAATCGGAATATAATCGTCTGTACCGTTCCCAAGATCCACAGAATAAGTGCTTGTGATACTGTCAGCAATACTTCCGGTTGTTCCTGTAACCCAATCGCCTGGAGTTACTGACCCAGCCGTCGTAGTTATGGCATTTGCTTTTGATCCGCTTGCCAAACTATCAATACTGCCAGTATCTAAAACACCGTCCCACATTGAAACTTCATCAAGATTTCCGTACCATTCGTAGCCACCCGCCGAATGTCCTCCGATTCGAACATCTCCTGCGGCAACGCCATTCGGACCGTGGGATGCCTCGGCTTGTTCAACGCCGTTTTTATAAATTTTAACTTTTCCAAGTGAGTTGTTGTAGGTGCCGACAAAGTGTGTCCATGTATCCTCCTCGTCGAAGAGGATTTTAGCTTGACCATAGCCACCAACGCCAAACTGCATCTTACCCGTGCCATCTTTGCCCAAACCCCACATGTCTGACCAATCAACACCTCGGGTAACTACCTGCATCCAATTGGTCGTGTCGCTTTGTTTGCACCAAGCGGCAACACTCATATCGCCTGCTCCTTTGCCAAGCGGTAATTGAGAAGCAGAAGCTATCGATATATAATCATCTACGCCATCACCCAGAAATGAATACTTTCCAAGTTTCCCTTGACCCCACGCACCAAAATCCGCTGGATTCATCTGAATTGTCATTGTTCCTGTGTGCATCGTTGGTGATTTCCAAGCGACTGTATCAACATCATAAATTGTTCTTGATGTTGGGAAGTTTCCTGAAACTGGGTTTGAATTGCCAATTTCGAAATCATAATATAACAAGAGTGAGCCGGTGGTGGCGGCAATGCCACCATCCATACCTCCCATCATAGTCGCATCAAGCCCACGACTTCCGCTAATTGTTGTTGATCCTGGTCCTGGGTTTTCAAAATCCCAGTATCCTTGAAGTGCCGAACTACTAACACCAGATTCTAATGCTCCTTTATCCGCAGATCCGCTATTGTATAAGTCCAGAACTGCACCAGAATCTAATTCTACATTCCAAATTGAAAAATCGTCCAGGTAGCCTTTAAGATAACGTTGCGCTGCGCCGGGGTTGTTTGGACCTCTTTTTCCAAGAGTTAGAGCTTGTCCTAGCATCGAGACAGATGCTGCTGGTGATGAAGAAAAGATGGTCGATGCTGGTTCTGCGCCATCCACATAGATTTTAAAACCACTGACAAGATTGCTTCCGTCATAAGTAAAAACAAGATGAGCCCAAGTGTTATCATTGACTTGGTTTGTGTTTGTAGTGTGTATATGTAAATATCCTGTACCACTGCCACCGCCAGTCAAACCAAACCAAACCTTTCCGTCTTCAGTAAGGGCACATGTGAACCCGGTTGGGTTCATATATGTCTCTTTTGTGATCACGGCGGGAGAAGCATTGTTCGCTGTTTGACCTGCCAAATCAGTAGGTTTAACCCAAATCGACCAAGAAAAAGGATCGCCATGATCAAAATCTATATTAGAGTCCCAAGAACAAGAAACATAGTTGGCAACTCTGTCTAATTGTCCAACTCCATAAGTGCCTATTTTTTTATTTGTTCCCGTTGACCAATCGCCATTAACAATACCAACGGGCGGTGGTATTATGCTGTCGGCTCTCGCACCGACCCCCGAATTATATAAACTAAGAATTGATGAGGCGGGCAATACTCTGTCCCAAAGCGCGACTTCATCAATAGAGCCGCTGAGTGTATGACGATTAGCAACAACACCATCGGAAAACCACTTTGAAATAGTTAATCCCTCACTACACTCTGCAAGTGTTCGGGTCATAGTGTCTGCTTGTGCAACTCCATCAACATACAGTATTGAAGTCTTTGTATCAGCACCATTTCTTGTAACAGCTACATGGTGCCATGCGGAAGAAGTGATGGCGATATCGGAATAGATCGCTTCCCATCCCGGGAACGGGGAAGAACCTAAAGAATAAATCATAAAAACAAACTTATTATCGGGCACTCGCGGGGGCAACCCATTCAATGCCAAAGCCCAACCATAGCCGCCGACTTGGCATATTTTTGAAACAAAAGCTTGCTGATCGTCTATGCTGGTGTCTGGCTTGACCCAACAAGCAACTGTAAAATCATCCGAATCGCTAAATTCAATATCAGGCGTAGATGGAGTAGACACCCATTCAACATCTCCATTAATATCACCTGGGAAAAATAACCCATAATTGCCAACTTTGCCTTGAACCCAGTCGCCGCCATAACAATAAGTAAAATCGCAAGTTGCTCCCGCAGGTACATTACTTGCTCTACTTGATCCAAACATTGTGAATGGAAAAGGAAAAGGCATTATGTTGCCTCCTTAACTAAAGTTTTTAGTAATGTCGGCATAAATATATGTTCCATCTGAAATTCCCGAAACAACATCAATCTCGCCAGCAACCAGGGAAAGTACAGGAAGCGTTCCACCGTTAGGCCATTTAAAACCATCCCAAGCTACTGTATAAGGAGCGCCCGCACCCTGAGTCAAAATAAATAAATAAGAGGCACCCGCAACTGGATTGCTTCCGGTTATGTCAAGGGTGGCATCTATGGTATATTTGAAAATATTATAAGAACTACAATCGGCTTCTGTATCTGTATTAATAGTTTCTGTTAATATGGTGGTGGACATCATATTTGCTTCAAGACTCGCCACCCCATTCATATTGTTTAAGTCATCAATTGTGATTCCAGAATCTTGTATTATTTTTCCAGTAGTTAAATGATATCTTGCAATCGCATGATCGGTTGAAGAACCAGGACCAGTTACATCGCCGCCGCCGCCAGTAATGTTCACGCCATTGACAGCCAAACTACCATCAATAGTAACGCTTCCAGTAAATTGATGAGATGACCCTGACGCTTGAGTGTTACCACTGGTTACGTTTGGTGATGGTTTAAAACTGCTAGCCATTTGAAATCTCCTTTTTGTCCTCTACTAATCCGTAAGACCTGAACCTGTTAGGATAGGCATTTGATTATCATCAATGCCGGTTAATTCAGCAATCAATTGATAGGCACTATCGCCAACATTTGCTGCGGGAGCAGAAATATAAATTTCTTTACACTTCAAAGTAAATGTAAAAGAATCTCTGGCAAAGCTAAGACTTACAAAATGTAAACCACTAATTACATTTCCTGGTGACGACTCTGAATTATAATGAATCCTGATAATGTCATTTCCAGCGGGGTCAGTATTAATAATTGTAACGGCTTTGGCGACTGTTGGGAACACTATGCGATCTTCTGCTCCGGGGGCAATAGCCGTAGATCCTGTAAGATAAGGGCGACCCGCAACCTGATATGAGCCCACATCTCCTATTCCTGCTTTATATTGATAATACATTTTTATATTCCTCTTTCCTTAAATAGTCTTAATAATCATTTGATTGTTGTTCTTTTTTCTTTTGCCGCTCAATTTCTACCAATTGTCGTTGATGCTTTTCTCGCTTTCTCTCTGATGGCTTTTTATAATAACGCCTTTCGAGATATTCTTCAATTATATTTTCTTTTTTCATCTTGCGAACAAACCTCTTAATTAAGTTTTCGGAGGTTTCATTTCTTCTAATTTTTATTTCCATTTGTTTCTTCTTGTTATGTTAAATGGGACCATCCACCAGTTGCTTTTAGTAAGCCGTCAATATTTACACCAGCATCACTCGGATCTTTATCTCGTAAAGCCCCATATTTGTTAGACTTACCACCACCACTTGACGGTATTGGTTTTGTTCCCTCAAAGATTCCATGTAATCCAGTTGCTTTCTGTAGCGAGTCTTTCACTTCCTTGAGTTGATTCTTTGCTTCAATGAGGCTTTGGCTTTGTTGTTGTTTTTTCGGGGTTGTGGGTTGGGCGATTTGTTGCATCTGTGGAGCTGCATTAACATTTCCTAATCCCTGCACTACTTCAGTTATAAGACCTGATAGAATTCCTTCTTCAAAAATAACCTCACGGATACATTCTATAATAAGAGGCTTCAGCATCTTCTTTAAATCGGACTTGTTCATCTTTACCTCTTGCGATTTTGTAGTTCTTCTTTGATGATCTCTTGTAGCCTTTCTTTGGAGATTGACATAAGGTTGCGAGATTCTTCTAGGGGTGGCTGACCAACGGGATCTTCTTCGCTTTGAAAGTATGGTTCGTTTACATCAATTTCCCCTCGCGTCAATGCTTTGACCGCATCAGGAATATCGGGTTTATCAATCACAGGCATATCGGGACGCTCGGGAGCCCACGAAGGTGTTGCCATTGTTATACTACTCAAATTATTTACCATTTTTGTTACAGCAGATTCTACAGCATCTTCGCCTTCTTTCCCTGTCCAGTCTTCTAGGATTTTTAATACTTCTTCAGGGGTTCGGGCTTGCCAACCTTTGAAGGTATCTGGGACTGTGCCTTGACTAATCCCGCCTTCCACCATTTTTGTAAGCATATCACGAATTGGTTTTTCTTTAAATTGTTCGAAGCCACCGGAGGCTGGCTTTCCATCCATCACTCCATAGCGACCTTTCGTCATCGCATTTAAAATTGCGACTAATTGCTGACCGGGAAAATCAACGTAAAATCCACCGACCTGTTTAGATGGATCTACCATGGCGGTTGATATCCATCGATGATGTCCATCCATAATATAAAAATCTTTACTAATGAACGCGCCAAGATCGCCACCGGGATTCATCTTACTGTTTGGATCTAGCATATGCAAAACAAAAGTCATCGCTTTTCCAATATTCATACTGGACTGTGATGGCTTAAGATTACCTACCGAAGCAACACCATCTGGCTTTTTTTCCACTGCTATAACATCGTCATCTGGATCTTTATCATACTTGGATAGTCCGTGAGTCGCGACTACCTTTGCTGTATCTGTGCCTACATCCGAAAGCTTTAGTGGAAAACGCTCTGAGTCTATTTTATTTGGATCTGCTTTTTCTCCTAACAGATCTTCTGCTTCTTCTTTGATCATCCGTTCTAAATCTTCTCTTGACATCTTCACCTCTTTAGTCTCCTACAATATCGTTCAGTAATCTATTAATACGATCAGCCTTAGAATATGGTTGTTTAATTTTTGATTCACTTAGTTTCATAAATGCGCCTTCGGTTGACGGCTCGGAAACAATATCAAAGCAAATCAATTGAAGATCATCTTCAACAATTGTTTTCCCTTGGCTTTCATGAACAGACCCCAAAGCCCGAGATGAAATTCCCAAAGTAACACCGTCACTCACCAAAGATTCTAAAATTTTTCCAGAGGGAGTAGATAATACTTTGATTTTTCCTTTCAAGTCTTGACCTTCCCACCACAAATCAGTAACTATATGAGAAGCATTTTTAAGATTGACAACTGAATCTTCTGGATGATCTAGTTCTCCACAAGCACGGTTCTCTTTGACCGTCTTCATATAGTTTTTGACATTACCGTTTTGCTCATCTACCCTCTGCATAATTCCTGATAGGAAAGTCGCACCGTTTTTAACTTGGACCTTTTCATCTTCTGTTAATAGATCCTCACAAATGCCACCAGCGCATAATTCATAATATTCTCTAAGAAGGTACTTGCTCATTTTATTATCTCCCGTCTAACCCATTCACCGATAAGACCGCAACAAGCCCTGGTAAGTTTTCTTTGATGTACACACCAGAAAACAAGGTTTCACACCTTCCGCCAACATAGGACACTGCTGCGTCCAAATGTTTGCTAATCTCTGGATCTGTTGCCATTTCCGGTGTAATAATTAGTAACATCGTCCCCGTAACGGACTTCCCTTTTGGCATTGGACACGGAGAACGCTTAATACAATTTTGATAAATGGCTGCGCCAAGATTGGGATCTGCTGGATTTGCTATCATAGTGGAGCCCAAGAACATTCTGCCCTCGGTCCCCAAGCATCGCTCAAGATCTTTTGAATCAAAGGTTTGAACATAGGATTTTTCCGAAGCCAGTTTTAAAATTTGATGAAACAACTTAGCAAATGTAGAATTCGCTACTGGATACAAGTTTAGGATACCAACCTTTCCGCGAAGTAGTTGCGCTTGTTTCTCATTATCAATAAGAATATGAGGATGTGGTGCTACGTCATTAGCCAGGGATAATGCGTTTTTGGAAATAGTGTGGTTAAGAGATTCTTGCGCCGTAGGCCAAGATATAATATAAAATACTTTTCCTTCACCCTGAACTGAACTTAGGTATCGCTCAAAAACTTCATGAAGCACAACACAAGAACTTCCGGTTCCTCCACCTCCACCAGCCAAAACAAAAATCCAATCTACTTTACCAAGTTTAGTTCGAATAGCATCTTCAACAACTGCGCTGTTTTCACTAAATACTTTTTTTCCATAAGCGACATTTTTAGCCACTCCATCAGCATCAGGAATTAGAATCAAGTGGGCGGGATCTACACCTTCCGGCTGATCCTTTTCTGTAGTGTTGAGAAGTAGTGTTTTATTAAAGCCTAAATCTAAAAATGCTTTCGCTAGTTTTCCTCCAGCGCCGCCAATACCAATAAAGGCACAGTTCAAAGCAGACACCGCTTCATTCTCGGGCAGTTGCTCATTATGTTGAACTGTAATTTCTTCACCATAATGCTCAATAAAACCGAAGTCTTCGGCATCAAAAGTTTCAAAAGAGGTGCTAGTCACAGGCTCATCACTTGGTAAACTAAAAGAATCTGCTTCTGTGATTAGCTCATCTTTTGTTTCTTCTTCCGGTTTTGTTTCTTTAATTTCACCCGCATCAATTTCTTCGGCTACATCCGGTTCTTGTTTGTCATCGATCATTTCTTATCTCCATTCATTATAAAAAGCGGGCGCAACCCGCGTGACTATGCATCCTGATTTACATCGACGCACAGGTCGAAGCATACGAGATTTGCTTGTCCATAGATTTTCTAACATTATTTTTCACCCCACATTTTAAAATTTATTCCTTGATCTCCAAAAATCATGTTTCCAATATATGAAGTTCCTGAACCCACACACCCCAAAATAAGTGCTGTGGTTATAGAATATTCATAAGTAAATAGTTCTGTTTGTCCGTTTATCGCCCATAAAAACCATCCGACATGAAACCCCACACACATGGGACAATGGAACAAATGATATGATGGTCTGATTTTGTCAAATATTTTAGCATACACTAAGAGTTGTGTTAAGCCATAGGCTGCTAAAACAAAATATATTAGGCTCATGAATAATAGCCGGAATAATATGTCCAAGGATTATTAGGGTTGATTGACCCCTTGTCTGGTGACTCGGGAACTTCGCCCAGTTCAGTTGAGTCCTCTGCGTCGGGATTTGTATACCAATCATCAATTTCTTCTTCGTACCTTTCTTCCGCTTCAAACTTTGGTCTTTCTTGTTCTATAAACTGATAAGTAGAAAGAAGCACAACTTGTGTAGCATCTACACCTTCGTCAATTGCTTCGAGATAACTTCCTTGAATGCTCGCATACACATCCCCCGCATGAACAGACGCTCTTTCGACAACGCCTTTTCGTGACAAGTAATTGAAATAATTATTTTGAATCTGGTAAACTTCATCACTCATTTCGTTTTTTGGAAATGTAATGATCTTCTTATTTGCGGGGTCAATAACAATATCCAAGTCCCTATGATCCAAAACCATAATTTTTCCATCAACGGTTTTGCGAGCAACCAAAGAAATCTGTGGATGTGTTTCATTCTCTTCCTTGATTTCTTCCGCACTCAAGGCTTCGGGAGTGATATTTATTTTAATTGACGCCATCAGATTTTATCTCATGTATCAAGCCTTGTATCTTGATCACTTTTTGTATCATTTCCTTTTTAGGTTCTTCATTTTTAAATTCTTCTAAGGACTCTATTATTGCTTGAACCTTTTTTATCATAGAAGTGTCGCTTATGATTTCTTCCATCATTAAAGATTTTTTCAAATCCTTTTTTAACCTAGCTATCTCCTCATTCAAATACAACTTTAGAAGAAGACCGTTGTCCACAAACGAGGAAACAAATTTAGATAATAGCTCCTTCTGTTCTTTCAAAAGCCCACCAGAGTATTCAGCATTAAACTTTTTAGTAAAAGTCTTATATACCAAATTGTCAATAGGGACCATCTGATCCTTATCTTTACCTTCGGGCAGAATCATTCCTTTTATGATCTGGTTCTCTAAGAGAATTCTTGTCTTTATGGTATTACGTTGATTAAAGATTTGATAAATTGTGGCAAGAGATTTATAGTTAGGAACAAAATTATTAAAAGTATCTTCTGGTAGTGACTTCTTTATTTTTCGAACTAATTTATTCTGTTCTGATAACAATCGTTTCTTATCAATAATCTCTCTCTGCTTAATCACTTCCGATAATATTCTCTCTGCCGTGCGAGGATGAGCGTTTTGTGTCCTTGTCAATGAATGATATAATTTCAATTCTTGATGGAGAGATGTATCAAACCTAAAGGATTCCTTTATCAGAGATGCTATTTTTGTTTTAGAACTCTCATCTTTTTTCAAGATTGCTTTTGTTAATTCTATAATAAGAGCCTCATATAAAAAGGCACTATTCTTTTTCTTGTTGTGTTTAAATTTTACCATTTTTTGTATTTTCTCTTTTATCCAGGTTCTCAATAATTTGTTGAATTTCTCTACTATTTCTTAAGACTTCGAATTCTACCTTAGATTCCTCAATATAATTAGTTTCGGCATTTTCCTTTATACCTTTGTATTGTTGCTTAAATCCATCAAGACCTGGAAAAACATTTCTTTGTGTATTCTTTCCCATCTCGGAAGCCACTTTTCCCATCATGTTTTTTCTTCTTCCGGCTTCTTCTCGATCATCGTGTTTTTCTGGGATGTATGATTTTCCTTTATCGTTTGGTGTATGGTGTGGCTTTGGGTTTTGAGTTCGCCACTTCATATCATTACGCTTCCCCGGTTCAGCCAATAGTGTTTCATCTTCGTCGCCTTCTTCTTCGTCGCCAAGATCATCGCCAAGATCATCGCCAAGATCATCACCACCAAAATCACCACCGCCAGCTTCGCCACCAGCTTCGCCGCCGTCAGCTTCCGCAGAGCCCTCAAGCATCGCTTCAAATTTCTTGTCGTAAAACATTTCACGCTGGTTGCGAACAATTTCTTCATCGGATAGATTGAGAAGATTTTTTGCTACCCATTGTTTACTAAAGTAGCCTTCAGTTGCAGCGCCAGCGATTTCGAATTTTGTTCTCCAATGTTCTAGTTCTTGAAGTTCAGCAATTTTAGAAGGGCAATTGAGATGTAGCTTAAAGGATAACAAATCTTTTCCCTTAAATCCTAGTGTATATAAATGGACAACCGCAATCTTTTCCAGTTCTGCTACCACGCTTCTTTGAAGCCTCTGTATTGTTCTGGCAAAACGCACGTCCTTTTGTGCAAGGGTAGTCTTCTCGTCGCCACCTTCATCAGATTGTGTAAGGTATGATGGTGGGACTTTCAACGCAGAAAATAGTTTATCACGCAAATATTTTACATCATCCACATCACCTGTATATGTTCCACCCGGTAAACTCTCAACTCTCGTATTGGAAGACCCGCCGCGAACGGGAATGAAATAATCTTCATCGACGCTCATTGGATTATATCGCAAATCAACACGACCAGTTTGAGAATCAATAACTTGATTTCTTTTCATTTGAGTAACAATTCTTTGCATATGCTGTTCGATTTCCTTTTCAGGAATTCCACCCACATCAATATAAAAAACGCGGCGCTCTGGTGAACGCACAACACGATAAGCCATCATCGCATCTTCTAATAGTTGTAATTGTCTCCAGATTCGGCGGCATGGCTCTAGAACAGAAGTTCCATAAGGAGCATATTTATCATTTCCTAAAATTCGGAAATGTCCTATTTGCCAATTCTCAAAAGTAAGGCCACCACTGTTCCATTGGAACTGGACATAATTAGGATTCGTTTTATCTTCACCCTCCATCCTCTCCACTTCCAGAGATGGAAGACCAATGACATTTGTGATCCCTAGTTCTTCGTCAATATCAAGGTACAAAAACAGATCACCATACTTGCACATTGAACGACACCATCCAAAAATATTAAACTCAATGTTCAATACTTCATAAAATAGTTGTGATAAAATCTCTTTAATTTCTTCGTTGGGGCAATTGATTAGAAGTAATTTCTGAATTGCTGACGAGGTGGTCATCTCGTCTGCATAAATATCTAAACTGGAAGCAATCTCAGGCATGTATTCCATTTGATCAAAATCAATATATCGCTCGGCTCGGTTGACGTTTTGATAGGCGGAAGTCCTAAAATTATCAAAAGGGTTATAGGATTCTTTTTTGAAGCTCAAACCACCAGGGGAGGTGAATTTATATTTGTTCAACTGTTTGCGTTTAAGCTGGCGCGGATTTTGTTTTCGTCGATCAGTGATAGGACCAGATAATAGCCTAGTTAATGCGCGGTACAATGGGTTCTGATCATTGTTGGGGTTTCTTTTATTTTCCATTTCTATCCTTTTATAATCCAGCCGAAGTCTTCATAGAGATTTTTAGCTTCTTGTATTCTATCATTACTTTCCACACTTTTGTAGCCGGTCATGCCTGGTATTGTGGTATTCAATTTTGTGCTTGATACGATCATCGCGTTCAGTGTTGCCCTCTTAAATTGTAAGTCGCGGGTATTCTCCTGTAAGACTGTGTCTCTAATCCAGCAAGTTATAGCCAGAGCCATAACTAGGTCGTCGTTATAACTTCGCTGTGCTTCTGGTCTTCCGTTTCTCCATACAAATGTTTTTAGTTCTTGATAAGTCCTCTCCGAATTTATAGTAATTAGTTCGTTGCGAACGAATTCTTCTAACTTGGCGACGATGAGTGGTCGTGTCTTTTGTGAAGTGGTAAAACCTGGAACAGAGTTAGAAATTTGCTCGGCTTCATATTGCTCAACATATTGATGAGTTCCTTTAGTAGAGTAATATAAGTTTGGATAACCGGCATCAATGAGTTTTTCCAATACTGAGAACCCGATGTTATTATTTTCGACAACCAGCATCGCATTTCCATATTCTTTTCCAGCATCAAATAAAATCCTCGCAAATAAATCAGTTGTAGGCTTGCCTCGATATTCAGCAACCTGAACCATTGTGCTTATATCAAAAATGTGAAACACTGAATAATCAGCGCCGTCGCCTCGTGAAACATCGCCAACTAATAGGTATTTATTATCTGGATCATATTGTTTCCAAATCCAAAAGTTTCTATCAAAGCCTGTTTGATGTTCAGGGCTACGACAAGTTAGTGCCATCTTATTTAAATTATCCGGGTGAATAACTGTTTCACCCGAAGCATTAAAATTGCACTCATACTCTTGTGCTACTTTGCGACGGGATAGATTTCTAGTTGTCTCATCGAACCAGGCTTGATCTCTTTCTGGATGTAGAGTCCAATGAAGTATGGTTGGGTGAAAATCATTTTCACCAGCTTGTGAAGAAACATAGGTTTTATGAAACCAATTGCCCACCCCGTTAGGAGAGGACAAAGCAATACAACGACCGCCCGCTGCCATTGTGGGCTGAAGTGCTGCCCATAATTCACTGAAGCCATCAATGTGGGCGGCTTCATCAATCACTAACAATGAGAGTGCTTCAGAACGACCAGCATCAGCCGATGTGGACGTTGCTTTAATTTCAGAACCGTTGCTCAAAACAAATGAAGAACGATTATCAATGGCAATTTTAGCGATCTGATCAAACCAAGGAGGCAATAATTTGATCATCGCTTTTACTTTTTTTACAAGGTTGGCTGCTGTGCTAAACTTGGTGGCAATAACAAGAACATTTTTATCACGATGAAAAAGAAGCATCCACGAAACATATGCGGCTGTAATTGTTGAAATACCCATTTGACGGGATTTTAAAATAATGTTATTGCGATAATCGTTAAACTTTTGTAGTAGATCTTTTTGGAAGTCCCAAGTCTTAAATGGAATTTGCCCACGTTGGGGGTGAGCAATCTTACAATAATTGTCTATAAAATAAACTGGATCTTTGCCGCACTTAACAAGTTCTCGGACAAGTTCTTTTTTAGAAAGATATTGAGACATACATCGTAATTAGCACGAGGGTCGTTCTTCTGAAGGATTGTTGGCAAATACCTGAATTGCGCCCCTCATTTTACCTGTGTTTTCTTTTGCGCTTTCGGGGGTCTTTTCGCTAGTTTCAAGAGTGGTGAATACTTTATCTATTTCGGGTTCATGATCCTGTAATTTTGTCTTTAGCCATTTTAACGCTTTCGCACCTTTTTTAAAATACGATAAGAATTTTCCTCCCTTTCCAAGCATGTCACCAAAAACCGGGACTAAAGCAATAGCGGAAAAAGCAGCATAAAGCCAACACCTTTTCTTAAGATACCATATCATATTTATTGCATCGGCTGCTGCGCCGATAGGAGTTCCAGTAAAGTCTCCTGCTACACCCACAACATCAAGAACTGCATGACCCGCGTTAGTTATCCAGTCCTTTATACCTTCATCTAGAGTATCATAATTATTATTTTCCCAAAGGTGTTC